AAGACCTGTGGTTGCGAATGGGTCATAGTACCGTGCGATTGCTGGTGGCATGTAATGATAGATACGACGAATTTCTATTTTCTTTCCACTTTCACTAACGTCTGCCCACAATGTCTTTAAGTCATATGATTGAGTATATGCGGATGCAGAAATATATCCTCTTTTCACCGTTACGTCACCACCAGATTGTGCTTCTACACCATAATCCGTTGCTAACTTGACTACTTGTGGAATTACAGACCCAACAATGTTTCGTTGTGTTGCAGACGTTGCGGTTGATAATCCTTGTAAGGTCATCATATGTTCACGTGCATTAAATTGATTGACTTGATTACCGTATGTAGATATAGCTTCTTCAAAACATGCATAGATTTGCTTATCAAGTAATTCAACCGCAACAACGGGATATCCTAACTTACGTGCAACGAATTCTGCTACTCTAGGAGCATCAGATTGAAACTCTGTGTCAGCGTCAAAGAATCCAAACGGTGTTATGCCGACTGGATTACTAGGACTGCCATCATAGAAAATTGGTTCTTGTGTTTCCATAATTCTCTCTAATTAGGGACTTAGAATAAATAGTTTTATTAAATCATTAAGTGGTATTTTTGTGAATAGAAATAAAAAGGGTGACCTTTCGGCCACCCCATTTATTCCCACCGTTACTACGAGGATTAGATTAAGTTTAATCCGTCGATGTACACCTTTCCGAAGAATTCTGGGCGTACTACCTTCTTTGCGTAACGGGTCATCACACCACGGCGTGGGGTGAAGTTGTTTGGGTCATACACGAGCGGAGTCATGATGAGTGGGATATATGGTGCGTAGACTGCACCAGTTTCGAGGAAGTTACTTCCACGGAAGCCCATCAACAATGTGTTTTCCTTCATGTATGGGTTCTTGTAGATGGTGTAACGGTTTTGGAATGAACCAACCTTGGTTACGCCACCTGCGAATTCCATCTTGTCACCATCGGTGTTTGCCATAAATCCTGGGATGGTTTCGAGGATTGTTGCAACAGTTGGTGAACATACTGCGAAGTTTGCACCACCACGCATGGTGAGTTGGTGAATCTTGTTTGATACCTTTTGCATCTTTTGACCGAGTGTTTGGAACCAGGTCATGTTGGTCCATGCAGTACCAGTGTATGATGATGCTGCAAATGCACCGGTTGTTGGGTTGTATACGGTACCAATTTGTGCTGACCAGTATTCAGTGGTTTGTGATGGTACAGCTGCGATTAACATATCAAGGATTTCGAGGTCGATTTCGGTTGAGATGTAATCACTTAACATTGCTGTTAATTCAGCTTCTGCATCAACACTGTGGTAAGCGTTCAAGTCTTGAGCAAGTTCTGGTGACCATACTGCCTTCAACTTACGAGTCTTAGCAACGATGGTTTCTGAACGGAGTTCAAGGTCGATTTGTGGGATGTTCAAATCAGTATCACTGGTTGCTTCGAAATCACCACGGGTACTGTCGGTTGGTTGCTTACTGTATGCAACTGCGTTGATTGTCTTACCTGCTGCTACTGCGGTGTTAACGATGAATACAACGTTTGCACCATCAATCTTGGTGAATTCTGGGAGTACTAATGCACCGAAATCAACTACTGAACCACTTGGTACGAATGAACGTACTGCAAGCTTATCTAAGTTGGTGAATGAACTGGTTGCTACGGTGTACTTTGAAAGACTACCAGTTGCTACGTAGTCTGCGTTGAAGTTTACATCTGAGAATGATGCTGATGCTGGAGCGGTGGTTAAACCAGTTAAGGTTGCATCGTTTACTGAGTAAGCGAATTGACCTGCACCATATAATCCACCTTGGTCTGAGTTACCAAAACCACCGAATGGTGTACTTAATGATTGACCATAGAGTGATTGACCAGCGGTCTTACCGTTTACAGTTGTGCCGTACTTGAAGTCCATATAGAACACAAGTCCTGAAGGAAGGTTCATTGGTTGGACTGATACGAAGTTCTTACTTGCGATTGAACCGAACACCTTACGAACGAGTGGGAGTGCTACGCCTGCCCATTGTTCACCTGCGGTTCCTGCGAGGTTGGTGTATGAGTTTTCTGAGAGAAGTTGTGAAGCTTGGTTTTCAAGCATTACTGCCATACCTTGCTTTTCTGCTCCCTTCATGCCTTCGAGAAGGCCTGACTTTTCCCACTTGCCAGCTAATTGGCGGGATTGTTCAACGATTACCTTGTGTGCTGAACCGGCTTCGTTGATAAGTGAATTTACGTCTGACATGCTTATCTCCTATGAGGTTATGAAATGATTCCTGCGAGTTGTTGTAGACGCTTAGCAACAGAGTTTTCTGCGATAACTTCTGGTGCTTCGGTCTTTGGAGCGGTAGAAGGAGTTGCCTTACTTGCGAATCCTTCTGCGACAACCTTCACTGGTGACTTGGTTGCCTTTACTACCTTTGCTGCTGAAGTTAATGTTTCGACCAAAACTGTGTAAACCATCTTGATTTCACGAACAGTTGTTGCACGGTCAAAGTTTTCTACAACCATGACCTTTTGTTCATTGGTCAAGCCTTCCTTACGGAAGATTTTATTGGTGTACAACAATTTTGCATTGAGAAGATTGACTTCGTGTAGCTTGCCTCGTAGGAGCTTTACAGCCTGACGATATTCTGCAAGTTCTTTTTCTAGCGAAGCCATTTTTTCAGATGATGCCTTATGCTTTTCATCTTCGGCTTCTAATTCTGCTAGAATTGCTTCTAAATCAAGTTCTTCTTCACCTTCTTCGTGACCCTTCATTTCTTCACCTTCCATCTTATTTACGTCTGATGGTTCAGTGACGAAAGTATTGACATCGGCTGCCATTTCTGCGCCTTCTGTTCCAATATCTGAAGACTTGGCTGGGATTTCAGGCTTTGCTACACCAGCTTCTGGATCTTCTGCTGGATATGCTTCGTCTGCCTTTTCCTCTTCCTTCTCTTCTTCCTTTTCTTCTTCGTGTTCCATACCTTCCTTCATTTCTTCCTTTTCTTCTTCCTTCTCTTCTTCGTCGTGAGCGACTTCTTGGAGGTCTGCTTCTAATTCCTTGATTACTTCGTCAAGGTCGAAGTCTGCATCTGACCAGTCATCATACCAATCAGTATCACTTTCACCTGCGTCTTCGCCACTCATATCATCTTCTGCTGAGTCGAATGCTTCTGGTGAAGGTTCCTTATTGTCACCTGCACCGATATCAGATGAAGCTGCTAAATCGCCACCTTCTGGTTCTGCTTCGTGTGCATCCATTTCAGTAGCTGCTTCTGTTTCGACGTGCTTCTTTTCCATTTCTGGTGCCTTTGGAGCTTCCTTTTCTGCTTCTGGTGCTTCTGTCTTTTCTACATCCTTTTCTTCTTCGTCATGTTCCATACCTTCTGCTTCTGCACGAAGACGGCGTGATAACATTGACTTGATTTGGGGTGTGAACGTTTCTTCTAATGAAAGCTTTGCGTTTTCAATTGCAGTTTGACGAACTGCTTCTGCGTCTGCGATTGCTTCCTTTAGGAGTTTGTTCGTGATTTCTACTTTTGCCATACTAGTACTCTCCTATGAGGATTAAATGACTATTAGAGTCATTAACAAATAGATTATATACAACAAAATCACACCCCAATAGAGGTGTACTAATTAATATATATTATGTTGTTTTTAAAAACATCATTTTTTAGTTAAAACGTATTATTACTCTTCTTTTGTGCTTTGCTCTCTTCTCGCTTCCGGCGACGAAGGGCATCTTGACTTTTCTTTGCGAGTCTCTTGGACTTCTTCAAATAGAATTCTTTTTTCTTTAAATCTTCCATCAATTCAGCTTTTTTAACTTGTTTAGTGAACTGTTGAAGTGCTCGTTCTAAATCAGACTGCTTATCACCTTTGACTTCTACGTACATACTACCTCCGGGTTACCGAGTAACTAATTGATATGCTAATTCTACCATCTTATTGATAGATTCGTTATAAAATTTCTTTCTATTCTCTGGGGATAAATTGTGTGCTACAGTGATTAATAATTTTGCGGTGTATTGGTCTACGTATGTTTCTTCAATCTTTGTTGGTGTTCCTGTCTTTGCTGCGTTTAGTAGAGATTGAATTTTACCTTCCATATTAGTATGGAATCCCCAAGGACCAACGTTAAATATTTCTGGGCGAAGAGTACGGAACTTTCTCATCAATTCGCCAGCTTTTGCATTTGCTTCATTTTCAGTATTGGACCCATCTTCTCCATTGAGTTCTTGACCATCTTCACGTTGCTTGTGATGAACCAATTCATGTGCCAAAGTACGAAGAACGTCAATTGGATGACGTTGACCTTTGACCACTACAATTTCATCAGTAGAAGGATTATAAGTACCGAATGTTAAGTGTTGAGCAGAATAATCATCACCTTCGAACTTAATGCTCTTAGGTAATGATTTTAATCCTAATTCTTTAACGGTAAACTTAACAAATTCCTTCGCTAATTTCATTTTATTTCACTTAAGAAATCGTATACAAGTGAATCGATACGTGAATATGGGGTAACGATTTGTTCTTTCTTACTTTCGTTGATGAATGCACCGTGAGTACTTGGGTTACTGACGATATCGAAGCAGATAAGACTGAAATCGTCTTGCACTTCTACCGTACTTTCACCCATTTGACGAACTGACCCCATACCACGTGATGAGACACCAAGACGAATGTTATTCTTGATAAGTTCACGAACGATATTACCGGATGGGGTAGAGAGAATTTCGATGTTACCACGAACGTCCTTTCCATCAAACCAGAGTTCGGTCACGTTGCAACATACGTTTTTTAAGTTGACCACTGGACTTTCTGGGTGGTCTAGTTCACCAAGTGCTCGACGTTGTGCAACGAAGTTTTCTTTGTAAAGTCCCGCTTCACGTTGAAGAACTTCCATTGGATAGATACGTCCATTTTGGTTCTTCGCTTCGGCACGTTGAAGAAGGACATTCTTTAATGTTAATGGCTTACTAACATCTGCTGCTTCTATAAGAAGGTCTTTACCATATTCGATAACATTATATTCAACTAGTAAGTTCTTCATATTACTTTCCTCTGATATCCCGTACTTTACCGGCGAGGTGAAGTAACCGTGCTTCGAGTTTTAAAAGTCCCTTTTGTGTACGATTATAAAGTGCTTCACTTGCAATTCCCGATTCTTTTTGTAAACGAGTGTTCATACGAATAACTCGTTCTACTTCTTCAAGATTACGATTCACTTCAGAAATTGCCTTTGCAATCTTCTGTGTTGGTGATGCGCTTTCGTCTTTCTTATATTCGTGATAACGCATCTTAGCTTCTGCGAGATTCTCTAATTTATCTGCTGGGCGTTCCATATCTTGTTTACCACGTGGAGTTAATTGCATTCCAAGTTGGGTAGCAATACCTTTCTTTCTTGCTTTGTTCTTTGGATTGTTACCTTGAAATGCCATAGGAATGTTATATCCAGCTACATTACCGGTGGTGGTCATTTCTTCTAATTCTTTTTTGACCATTTCACGGATGTATTCTTTTAATTTTTCTTCGTTGTTCATAAGGACTTGAGCTCCTTCAAGATTTCATATCCGATTAACATCGCGGTCATATGATTTTCTTTGATAACGGTTGCTTTTTCTACTTTTTGTAGTTGTGACACAACTTCTGTTAACTTAATGCGAACAACCTTATCATTCACCTTCTTTGAAAGTTGTGACACTTCTTTAGCCAATTTACGACTTTCTGTTTGAGTATATGACTTTAACTTAGATGTATTTGAGATATTATAGATATATTCTTGAAGAAGTTTCTTCTGTGCTTCATCTAATCCCTTATACTTTTCATTAAAACGTTCAATTAATATCTTATAAGATAAGAAACGAATATCATCTTCTTGACTACGAACGATGTTTGCTAATTCAGTATGTTCTTTAATTTCTCTATTAACCGTTTTCCCAGATAAATGTTCTACGATGGTGAATTGACTACCTGCCAATTCTTCTATTGTTGTAGAGTCATTTATACCATTTACAGCGGCATCAAAACTCTTATAGATGGATGCATAAATCTTATATGAAGGAATACGAGCTGAGAAGAATTCTTTGAGGTCAAAGTTCTTCTTGATTTCCTTAATTAAATGGTATTTTTGAGTATTTAGTGCGTTTTGGTCTAGATTCTTACGTTGTTCAGTAACCAACTTCAAAAGTTGAAACGCCTTTTGTTCTGAAATGTTTTGGACATTAAAGAATGCCCGATACAACATCAATTCTTTTCCAAGTTCTTTCTTGGAGTTAAAGAATTCACGCATGAGTTTGACAGCGATACTGTCCTTCTTGTTTTCCATCACATCAGCAGTGATTTGACGGGCTAACAATTCGAACAATATACCTGTGTTTCTTAACTTATTGTGTTTGATACTAGATTTCATAAGATAATCCGCCATAAGTGAACAAATACCTTATCATATATTAAATAGTATGATAATTCCTAGTTCGTTAGTTTTCGATGTCCAAAATGTTTTCTTCGTTTAGGATACTTGTCGTTTTAGTGGCGTTTAGTTGTTTAATAAGAGATGAAATTTCGTGATTTTCTAAAGAAAGTGGTGACTTTCGTGATGGTGCTCTGCGAGGAGTGCGTCCTTTGAGTGCATCCATATTTTCTTTATGGCCTAATGGGTCACGACCTCTTGGGTGACTGTCTTGACCGTATGACACACCAGTACGTGGACGCCCCATCTTTGCTTCTTCTAATTCTTCTTCACCTAAATCTGATTCTTCTTCTGTAGGCTCTTCTAGTGATGCCAACACCGCATCAACTGTATCTAGTTTTTGCGGTTCTTCACCTTCAGGTTCACCTTCTGGTGCTGGCTCTGTGCCTGGTTCTGCTCCCATTTCTGGGCCCATTGGTGGTTGTTGTGGTTGTGCAGCGGTGTCTACTTTACTGACCCATTCAACGTCCTTAAGAATCTTATCTTCTTCATCACGGGCTTGGTCGAGTGATACATTAAGAATATTATGATATACCCAATCACGTGATAAATACTTACTATCGGTGATGTCCTTAGCGAGTTGAACCTTTTCCTTCCAAAGATTAAGTTTTTCTTGTTCAAAGATGACCGATGGTGAACTCATTTCAAGTTCAAAATCAATCAAATCTTCGTCAGTAAATCCTTGGACATATAAATGGATGATTGCAATCTTGGTGAGTTCTGATACCATAATACGTTGGATACGTTCGATAGTACGTGCGAAACGAACGTCTTGTGCTGCC